GCTCCCAGTCTTCTGGGCGCATAATATTTTTAGCAATTAACTGAACACGAAGTGCATCAGTAAATACGTGACTAAACTTTTGGCGTAGTCTTATAATAAACTTATTAAACTTAACTTCATCACGACTAATTTCTTGCGCACGACCTATGCTAAAACCACCATCTTGTTGAAGGCGACCAATTGGCACATTCAATGCACGATATAGTTTTTGCTGGAAGTATTCAATGTCTTGGATTTCGCCAAGATTTTGGCCACCTGGAAGAGTAGTAATTTCAGTACCCTTACCACCTTCACGACGTGGCATCCAGAAATCTTCCATCATTGACAAATGGCGACGATCATCTCTGACCTCGCCTGTCGTTGCATCATAAACAATCTTATTACGGAACTTGTTCATGATGTCATTGACGTATTGTTCAGCCTTCAACTTAGGAAGGTTACCTACGTCAACATAAAATATTCTACGTTCAGGTGCACGACTAATACGGTAGATAACTAAAGAATCTTCAATCATCTTTAATTGATTAGTTGGCTTAATTGCTTTGTGCAAATAAGACATCATCATACCAGTATTAGAATCTAAGAAACCAGATGGTGTATAAACCACTGAATCTAAGGATAACTTAACACCTTGAGTTGTTTGTTCAGTAATACCTTTATCATTGTAAAGATAATATTCTTGAACTTCTTTAACAACTTCGACACCCTGAGGAGTTCTTGACTTAACTACATTTTTAATCCTACGAATCTTACGTGGATCAATGTAACGTAACTCAACAATTCCCTGTTTTAAATTGTTCTCATCTAAAAGAATATGATAGTAAATACGACCATCAACATACCAAGTGCGGAAAATTTCATGACCACGTTCTTGGAATTTTAATAGTTTAACTATCTCATCAAATTCAACACGAATCTTTTTCTTAATGCTTTCAGAAACATCAACGTCATCTAAGTTAATAGTAACTGTTTGATCTTCTTCATCATATACAATTGCTTCACTAACAATGTCTTCAATGGCACCATCACAATCGCTATATGTTGCAACTTCACGATAACGTCGGATTAGATCATTTTCATTTTTAATGATACCATCTAAGTCCATGACCATACCGTAGTAACCACCAGCATTTACACCAGTGTTTACTACAGTTGATCCATCCTGTGGATTAGGCGAAACGATACTATCGAATGCCCTGTCCTTTTTGCGTAAAATCTCAAAGCCAAATAACTGCATTATATAAAACCCTCGAGTTGTTTAATATTATAGTGGGAAGCTACCAACTGGAGTATCAATAGAAACATTAACTCCGAATCCAGAAGCAGCGCCAGTAGCAGATGTAAAGAAGTTGTATTGGAACTCTACATCAAACTGTTCGATAGCATTTTGTTGTTCGTAATCTAAACCAATTGCAGCAACAGTAGTTGGGTAAGCATCAACAAACTTATAAGTCTTAATGATTCCGCCACTGCGATCTAATTGGTGTACTTGTAAGTCAACTTGGTAGTCTTCAGGATTAACACGACCAGAAGTAGTGTCATAGTTCTGAATACCAGATTGCCATTGTTCTAGTGCATTACGGATACCAAAAGTAGTATCATTGTAAATTGTCACAGTCCATGGTTGGAAAGTACGCTCACCAGCAAAGTTAACAGGGCGACCACGATAAAGAACACCAATGTTCTCAATAGTAGAAGCAGGTAACTGAGCAGCTTTACACAAGAATTGTGCACGCTGGCCAGCTACTGGACCTAATGTAACGAAGTTTGGGAATGTAAGTTCAACACGGAATTGGTTTGGGCGAGCACCGCCACCCAACATCTGCGCTTTAAAATCAGCAATATTTGCCATTTATTTCTCCTTAGTTCTTTCTTTATTTATCTTTAATTACGCACCAACTTCAGAGAATGCGATCGAAGAACGAGCAGCAACGAAGTTAAGAGTAATAAAGTTAATAGAACGACTTGGTTTAACGTAGATGTCAGCAACGAATTGGTTGGCATCAATAACTTCACCAGTGTTGTTTGATCCATCGCACACCACTTTGAAATCAGTAATACCACGACGACCTTGAACACCACGTAAGAATGGTTCTACTAAATTGCGGAACTGGGCTTGAGTAAAGCTGTCGTTAAATTCGAACAACTGGAACTTAGCAGCAGTTGCAATTGCTTTTTCCATAACGATGAATAGACGACGTACGTTAATACGATCAAACGCACTTGGTTTAGCCAAGAGAGTTTTATCGCCAAACAATACAGTACCTTCACCTGGGAATGTTACGCATGGGTTAATACCATAAGCATAAAGCACATCACGATCTGCTTTAGTTGGGTTAACAGCCAATTTAACTACGTTCTTAATCTGACCACGATTTAGACCACCTGGAGAGAACCAAGGATCATTAGTGTTATCAGTACGAGCGCATAGACCAGCAACGTCACCGCATAATGGAACAAAACGGTATACGTCACTGTAACGATCGTATTGATATTTGTAACCAGAATCCATAACACCATATGAAGTGCTAGAGATTAAATCACGGAACGCTTTAATAGGTGTAGTTGCAGCAGAACCATTACCAGTAATTGGAAGACCAGTAACTGTATTCTGTGGGGAGATAAACGCTACGCAATCAAGACGTGTTTCGCAGATATTAGAAATAATATACTGAGCAACAGTAGCAGAAACACCACCGCAAGGAATTAATGAGATGTCATAAGTAGCATCATCAGCATATAATGACCATGCAGTTTGTAACTGGCCATCAGTAGCAGCTAAATCATCAACACCACCAGCCAATGAACGATCAACAGGAGCAGATAAGTTTACAAAAGTTTTAGCAGTTGCAGAAGTACCCCAGTTTGTTCCAGTAGTATTATGGTCCATCCAGTAAATATACTTAGAGTCGCCATTAATTACATTAGCGTAATAGTTGCTAGTACCATTTGGTAATTTACCATCAGATGCTTTAGAAACATAAGCAAATTTTTCTAACACATAACCTGGAATACCTGTCCATAGACCATCTTCATCGATAACGATAATATGCAATTCATCATTTGAGCCACCAACAGAAGTAGCGAAAGTAGATGTACCTGGAGTGCCATTGAAATTACCAGCATATGCCCAAGTAGAGAAACCTACTGAGTCGCATATAGAAACTTTAATAGAGTTACCCAATGCACCTGGATATTTTGCAGCCCACTCACCGAAAGTACCAGCACCAGTAGAATATGTGTTTAGGTAATCTGTGGAGTTATTAATCTTAACACCAGCAGTAGTAATTGCAGCAGTAAATGCAGCACCAGTACCACCACCACCAGAAATAATAGCAGTAGGAGCAACAGTATATCCAGAACCTGGATTAGTTACTGTTACGCTCACAGCAGTTGATGCAGCGATAGAAACAGTACCAATAGTAGCACCAGTTCCAGAACCTAAGTTACCAAGAGTTGCAGTAGGAGCAGAAGTGTAACCTGAACCACCAGAAACAATAACAATGGCAGCAACACCACCAGAAGTAATAGTAACTGTACCAGTTGCGGTAGTGCCACCAACAACTTGAGGTGCACTGAATAATACTGTAACACCAGAAACGTAACCAGTACCAGCAGCAGAAACAGTTACACCAGTAACAGCACCACCAGAAAGTGTTACAGTACCAGTAGCAGTAACACCACTTGGGTCAGTAGGAGCAGAGAATGTTACAACAGGAGTACTAGTAAAACCAGTGCCTGGAGCATTTCTAGTAACAGCAGAAACAGAACCAGATTGAGTAGCAACAGCATTACGTGCGCCAGTAGTATCAGCACGAGTAATTAAACACGCATTAGTATAAGATAGGAAGTTCGCTGCGGTAAAGAAAGATTTATAGTTAGCGTCAGTTGGCTTACCAAAAAGAGAAACGAGTTCATTCTCTGAAGTTACCTGAACTGGGGACAATACTGGACCCCATTGGAAAGCACCAGCGAAAGCACCACGACTAGTAGATACTGCTGGAACGATCGCTGAAAAATCTTTTTCTACGACTGCAACGCCTGGAGATAATTGGAAAGGCATTGTAATTCTCCTTGTTAATAAGTTTTACTTTTAG